GTTCTTTTTAAGTCTAAGTTTTGTTTCTCTCTCTTTCGAGGACGGGGGGTTTAGATAGGCGGACTGAATTAATTTCCAAAAATATTGCAGGGATGTTTATTTATTTATTTATTTTATTTAGTGCATTTATACATAAGTGGTGGTAGTGAAAGCTTATTACGACATTATGAATTGACAGCAAGGTCGAAAGTACGAGAGACAGGTGTGATGCAACAAATAGTAGAAGTGGGAGTTGTTGCAGCAAAAGTGTTGGTAAAATCGACGACAGCAGGAGTCAATGAGTTCGTGGCAATATCGACCTCAATGTTAGTAACAGCAGAAGTTCCCGCCGGATTGGAACTCATCTGTCGAACAACCGTACACCCAGTCGTAGTACCAGTGAGACTACTTAAGGTGCAACTAGCAGCAACTACGTTGATGATGATCAAATAGCGGCCGGTCGTCACTCCTACAGGAAAAGTAATCGCATTGGCTGAAAAGGTACAACCGAGACTTCCAGTACTCTTGGCATATGGAGTAGTACCAAACATGTTGGCATTATTCAAACCAGTGGTAGAGAAAATCGAAGTGTAGGTTTTTGGGAAGTTGGTAGCTTTCTTATACAATGTGATGTCGTAAGATATCCACAGCTCACCTAAGTTGACTCCAGCGGTGCTCATACCTTGTGTTGCTAACTGAAAGTTACCCAAATCGGTAAAACGAGGATCAGTTGATGCAGCAGCGAAAGGGGTTTGACGCACATAGAGGACTTTGGTAGGACGTTCACCTTCGGCGCATTCAACACCATGAATGAGATTAGCACAAGCAGCACCAGAATTTGCAAAGTCAGATTGCTCCATCTGGATTTTGTTTGCGAAAGTCGCATCATTAGCATTGTAGTCCGTTGCAGCGATGACAGTTCCAAGAGCTTGCGATGTACCATTATAAGTGGATGAAGTGGTACGGAACTCGAAAACGATCCCATGTGGCTCCCATTCTTCGTAATTCTGTGCAATCGTACTAAGCCAAGGAAAACACACAGAATCCCCGGGATTAATATGATATGAAACATTACTAAAAATTGAGGAACCAGAAGTAACAGTACCAGAGAACACATCCCCGATATATTCACGATCAGCGATACGAAGCCCTCGTTTATGAGACGAGAACTGGGTAATTGTATTGGCACCATCATGAGATGCCGCCATACCTTGCATGATTGAATTCTGTTGAATCTGATAATCACCAAAGCCAAAATATTTAGCGAGACCAGACGCAGCATCACCCATCAAATCACCAGCGCCAGGAATAGGAACCATGGCACCGAGTTTGCGAGCAGCTTTGCCTGCGAGATCACTAACTTTCGGACGAGCGTCCAAAGAAGTAACACGTTTATCAATATTACGAACGGCGTCAACCACCTGTTTGTAATTGTCCAATTGATAATCACCTGAACCTCTAAGAACTCTATTCTTCGGCTTTTTCACACGAGCAGCAGTCGTTTTCTTGTTTTTCGTCATTGTATATTGTGTATAAAGTATAACAAACGTAAGTAATCCAAACTATAAAGTAAACACCTGTGAGTATTTCGATGATAATTTTGGATAAAATTTAATTCAGTCGCCAGTAGGGGCCCTAGGCCCCGTCACGATCGAACACCGCCTCCAACCACTCTACACGGATGCAGATGGGAAGAGACACGACCGCCGTCAATTGTTCTTGGTAGCACTCTACCATGAACCGACTCACACCATAGCGTTTTTCGAAAAATGCCCAGGTTTCCTCATTAGGAAGATGTCGCTTAGAAACGTGAATCTTGAACTCCTCTTCAGAATCAACTTTTCCAAGTTTCTCATCCTTCATGATTTCTAAAATGCGTGCCAACGTGACATTAACGACAGGGACATGAAAATTGTCGTTATAATGAGCGTTGACAGCGGCTTTGTAATCTTCTAAAGTATTCTTAGTAATTTTCATGGTTCCAATCTTCTTAAGAAACCGTCCCACCTTAGCACCCAACACGGTACCATCAGCAGTTGGCCAAAAGAGTTTAGAACAAAATTCCAGATCACAAATGTCCTGACAGAGGACAAACTTAGCCGTAAAACCCATTTCAGTAGCGCGTTGTTTTAACTGGGACACCGTACCATCGGTATCAGTAAAACAATGATCAATGCAAACAATGTTTTGGTTGGTGTTTCCGACAGTCGTTTGACCTGATCCACTCAGTCTACGACACATCTTAACAAACAAACCATAACGAGATCGAACCTTTGCATCGATATCACGTACAGCTAAACGGGCTAAAGGGCACATACCTAGTCGCCGATAGAATTCATTCTCTTGGAGAAGTGCATCTCTACGCACATGACCGTCCATACGAGACATGTCATTCTTGTAGAATCTCCAACGTCCTTCAAACATGAGGAATATACAGGCATCATCGCCGTTGACCATCATCCAATAACCATTTGGATCGGCCACTTCCATCAAGATATCAAAAGCAGCACCAATGTCCTCTGCATTTTGACTCCCAAAATAGATACGGTTGCGAACAAACCATTCCTTGCACCAAATCTTCTTCATGGTCAACCCCAAAGCATAAAAGAAACGACCGTAAGCACTCATGCGCTCAGGTTGCATGGTAATGATAGGACGCGAGGTTCCATCATCATCATCAAACACACTCTTCTCATCCTTAGTAATGTGCGACATGCGATTATCTTCTTTAGCGAGGTAGCCACGTTCCTCTAAACGTAATAGCGCGGCAGTGAAGATAGCACGTTTCTTGGTAGACGGAATATGTTCCAACCATTGCTTGACAGAAACCTGTACCCACAATTTACGGAACAATTTGGTCCACTTTGAAGTATGCTTCTTCCACCCAGCCTCCAAATGCTGAGTGGGGAGCGGCGCATCAATCAACAAACGAGTAAGTGAAGCAACAGCAACACGTTGATCGAGCAAGAACGGACATGGAACATGTGAGTTAAACAAAATAGAGGCAACAATATAATGGACCGTTTGTAACTTCTTACGATAATTTGGGTTAACGATAATAAACTCGTTAGGATCTTTTGACAGTCCAAACTTAGGTTCAGACAAACGGTTACTGGCGGGAACCGGAGACAATCTCGGCAAAAGAATAGTACCTAAACTATTGGGTGCTAAAGCAGCGAAGAGGTTGCAAATAAACTGATTATTTGTGCATATTTTGACCATGTAGTCGAGAGGGTTCCGTTGATCAGGTGGGGGAACAGCTGAAGCCACTCTGTTTCCGATAAAAGTACCAAGCTTGACAAGAGCGTCGGATTGTCCGGCTGGTACGAAGAATTTATCAGTAAGAGAGTTGATTAGATCAACAGGAACTTGCAAAGGGGACCAAGGCATGGAGCGAATGGATGCAATTAACAATGTCAAAAAGGGCAAGTCAAGAAAACGAATGATCTGATATTGTCGCAAAACATAAGCATTATGGATAGAATGAGCCAAAACCCCGAAAGGCAAAGGCAAACAATACCAGAAATAATGCATTAAAAAGACAATAGCAGCCAGAACGGGATCTTGGCGTTGCTTCCAAACTTTCTCGTAAAACTCGTAGAGTGGCAAGAAAAACCATCTACCTCGAGGGATCCTTTTAACCAATTCCTCAATAACAGGTGCGATGAGAATGGAGTACATGACCATCGTGTCAGGTACGCCTTCATACGTCTGTCCAGGAATGTGAGTCACACCGTCGAGGTCCTTGAGCTCGTTAAACACAACGAAAAACGCAGGCGCAAGGGTAGCAGTGCCATTCACACGAAAGGTAAAAAGATGAGTGAGAAACATTCGCACAAGCTTCAAAAATCTTTGGTAACGAGTCACAGCAGTCTTGCGAGCAAACGAAATTGCATAGGTCAAGAGCATGCCAAAGATGACCGAACCAACAGTTTTATAAAGTTGAGATCGAATATCAGGAGTTAAACGGAGAGCCAAGGCGTGTCGTCCGAGGGTCTCAGAATGTTTGTTAGCAAACGAGCTAAGGAGATTCACTTCGGTTTCAAGATCCTGCCCAAAAGCCATAGTAGTAGCAATCAAACTAGCTTGCGCTAAGTTTGAATCACCGAGAGTCTTGAAATCCTTAATCTTTCGCTTCGCCTTGTTCAAGAGAGAAGCAAAATGTGCGGGTTCACGCGGGGAACCGGCGATTTCAAGAGCCAAGTCGGCTACCAAATGACGGGGAATGTTGAAAGAGCACGATTTGGTTCGAACCAACCAAAAGGGCCCCAAAGTGGAGATTGACTGGACATCCAACTTCACCAAAGCTTGGAATCCATAGTTAATTGGATTTTCGAGATCTGCATCGTTAACTGTCCAACTGTAGTTACCGGTCTTTTTCGAGAAATGCGATGGTCGTAATGGTGCATAAACTTGATTCGTAAGATCAAGAGTGCCCGAGAGTACAAGTCGGTTAAGACAAGTGTACTTCTTAGAAGTTGTATCGCCCGCAACCAAGTCGAAACACAAGGCTTCAACATCGGAGCGGATTCTCATCAAAGACGGAGAAAGGTTCTGTGCAGCTGAATGGTCAAACTGTCCAATCCAAATCATAGAAGAAAGATGTTGAGAAGTAGAATAATCATGAACATCAGTAGTCGTTGCCAACACCTGATTATCATTTTCGTCATACTGCCAAACACAAGTTCGAGAATTGAAAACCAAGATGTTGGTATGGAGCATATCAAAAATGATCGGAGCAACATACACCTCTTTGAATTCATCAACAAACTTGGCCAATTGCAAATGCGTATAGCAATTAGCTGAAACTCCTAAAACGAGAATGGATTCACTTTTGCATGCATGATAGTCACACGTGTTTGTTGTCAAACAAGGGCCAGAGCATTCGACGGAAAGATGGTGAAATCCTAATCGGGCACCGCTAATCTCATGAATAGCGTTTTGACCAACAATCGTCGCAACTGGGAAATCTGTGAAAACAACGTGATCACGAGATTGGTTGACAACGAATTGGCGCAAATTCAAATGTGTGTTAAACAAACGCTTAACAGCAACATTTGGAGTGCGTGGATTAGGATGATACACTGGCGTGTGATCTTCAACAAGATCAGCAGTGGGTACATTCTCAATGGGTGGAGCAGACCAAGTATTGGACGGTAAATTACCACGCGCATCTGATCGCTCAGAAGGTCGCACGGCAATTCGTCCTCGGGTGGTCCCACGACCTCGACTAGGTCGTTCTGTGGTATCACGTCTGATACGGGGTGCTGAAGAAACTGGAACAGGACCGCGGGGTCGGTTGACAGTAGGAGGGGGAGTTGGCAAAGCACTGTTCATGGCACCGAACACAAACGGATTTGGTAAGGGTGCGGGAACGAGTGGGCCAGCCGGGGTAGCTACTGGACCGTACGACGGACTAGCCGGTCGGTATTCCATTTCTTCATTTGGAAACAATTGTTCATTATTGTTTTGCATGGTGATTTCAGATTTTAAGTACGGATACTATTATGGTTAATCTCTTACTTTTCCTGAAAAACTAGACGGATCTAGCCTAAAAATCAGAAAAGCG